GAATGTCATCAAAATGAATGATACGGAGAATCATTATAAGATTATCTATGAATATATTGCGGGAGAGAATTCGCTGGTGAGTAAAGTATACAAGTTGAATCATATTGTCGTGGAGAACGAATATGTTTTGCCGCATTCGACGGTGGCGCGGGTAAAATTCGCGGATTATACGTCCACGATAATAACCCATGCATTGCCGGTATCGAAATTCAAAACCATATTGTTTGTGAAGGCATATCGGGATTATTGGAATTACAATATCCGAAAAGACGATTTTTTCAATATTTTCATGCCGATTCAGTATTTGATAAATGTAGCCGCCGATACATTTACTTACAATACAATGTTCACAACACTGAAACAAGACAAATCGATTGTGGATTTTATAACCAAATCGAGTTATGAAGGTATGCATGGTAAATTCAGTATTGTATATGATATTTTTTCAAATCATTATAAAAATAACTACAAACATTTGTATGAGGACGATCATATGGTTTGATTTTTCTTTTTTACTTTTTATTGTAATATATGTGCACTTTTATTATATCAGTGTACATCTATCTATCCAAAGTAGAGGAAACTATATGTAAATTACTTCCTTGAATAAAAAAATGAATTTATAGACCAATAATGCTTAAAATCTAAATTGTTTTCAAAAAAATGACACATGTAGTAATGAAATGGGCAACTATAGTCCGTAAATTCTCTCATATAGCGTAAAAATTTTACTATACCTGAATATTTCCATAAAAAACTATCGGTACAATTGGTATGAAATTTTCGAATGAATCTGAATTCATTTGTTTTATTCGATATATCTTCAATATATCCATCATTATTTATGTTATTTTTACAAAACTGTGTGAATTTCTTATTTACTTGAGATACCTCATTTCTATAACCAGTCTTAAACAAATCAAGTGGAGAGGAATAAATATTTTGTGCAAACATTCCAATATTAATCAGGTCAAATTCCTTTTCTTTTACGAAGTCTAACATCTGATTTAATTTTTGTATGTCTCTACCCTCCATAACATCACTTTCAAAAATAAGAAATATACCATCTTTATAATTTTTTTCTATATCTTCCAAAACAGCTTTATAGTTTAAAAACAATGAGAGCTCTCCATAAGTTAAATAATTATATCTCATACTTCTTACCAACTGATTTGATGTATATTTATCATAGATTTCTCTAGAAATGGTATGTTTATAGGTTGGACTTATATATTTTACATGGTCGTTGTGAATATGATATTTAGAGAACATATTTCTAAGCATATCATGTCTAGACGGTTCAAAAATAGGATTATTTATACAATAAATCCTGTCAATATGTTTCCAACTCATCTTATGTAATAAACATTTAATATCTTTCACAATATCATCTATATTTCTAGTAAAAGTATTGTTATAAAAATTATTTTCATTCACTACATCTAACCATTTTTCATCATCATGTAATAGTTCTCCTATTTTATTTATCACTGGAATTATATTTTCAAATGAATCAAAATGAATGATTCTTTTTTCATTAAAATAGTCAAATATCCTATTGGACCCCCAATACACGGGCACAATATTGGCTAATAACCCATGCATTATTTTTTCGGTAATATAAGTATCTTCTTGACTATTTTCCATAGTAATAATAAATTTATAATCTTTAATAAAATCTAAAAACTCTTCACTGTTGTAAGGTGCCTTGATTACTTTTCCTATATTATTTTTGTAATTACCACAATAATCAACTTTCACAATCTGTTCCAGAATATGTAAAAACGTATTGCGAACCATACCATTCGGATTTGTGATAAATACACAAACATCTTTACTGGGAATATTTGTTCTTTTCGGTTTATTTATTAATCTATTTTCAAAATGATTTGTATATATATAAGTTAGAAATAAAGGAATATTTACAATATTTTTATTGTTTCTTTCGCAGCATAATACGACATCATACAAATTTCTATTTGTTTTGAAGGTAGATTCTCCATTAAATAAAAAAGTATTTTTCCACTTTTTAAAATATATAAGACTGCCTGGACAACCTAATAACATGTCAAATTCACATAAAATATCAGAATTATTTATATCTCCTACTTGACAAGTATCCCCATATACTTTTTCAAATAATTCTAGGAAAAAGTCTACATGCAATCCTTCATTGGTTTTATCAAAAAAACCATAAAACCATCCATTAAATTTTATAAAAATCATTTTTTTATATCTTTGAAAAATACGAATGAATACTCTTTATATTTGTATAAATTTATAAGATATAAATTTGACTTTTATGAAGTATACGTTGATTCATAATAATAATAATAATAATAATTATTATAATATGAAAATTTTTGTTTTACATTATTCAAAACTAGTTGATAGAAAGAAATATATTTTAGAACAATTTGAAAAACAAAATATAACAAATTACGAATTTATTGAGAAATATGATAAAGACGAAATAATGGATTATGAGAGTAGTATATTTGAAAGCAATTATAAAAAATCAACTATGTCTTTACATCTCAAGCATAATTATGTATATAGAGAAGTAGCAGAAAAATATGAAAATGCATTAATATTGGAAGATGATGTGATACTATGTGGTAATTTTATAGAAATATTAAATATTTTTATCTGTCAATTACCTGAAGATTACGATATGTTATTTATTGGTGATGGGTGTAATTTACATATCGAAAAAGATAAATTAATTCAATATCAATATATTTATGAAAAGTGTTTATATCCTACAAGTTGGGGAGGTAATGGTGCATCGAGATGTTCTGATAGTTATATAATTAGTAACAAATGTGCAAAAACTCTATGCAAATATATAGATAATTTGAAATCTAAAATAAATCTTCCCATTGACTGGTGGTTAAATGAAGCTGCAAGAGATAATAATTTGAAAGTATATTGGGCGGAGCCAACTATTGTTACTCAAGGTTCAGAGAATGGATTATTCACCCGTTCTCATTAACTGTTTGAATAGATAAGCTTGTATGATGTTGTATAATAGAATAACGAATTATACAACATACCATAATAATAACCTATAACATCCTTTTACATAATGATTGAATTCTTTTTACTATTCAATTGAATTTCACGGTGATATTGACGGTTTCTTTCTTGATGCATTTACATGCGGATACCGAGAGTTCCTCGCGCTTTTTCCGCGTTTTCCCGGAATCATTCCCATTAATCACAAGGGTATCTGAACTGTCGTTTTTCTCATGGTTCTCATGGTTCTCATGAGTATTATTATTATTACTATTAAAAAAATCGGTTTCCACAAGTTCATTCGAAACAATACTGCTGTTTTTTAATGAATGCTTTCGCTTCGATGTGCTATTTCTTGAATTCATATCGGATTCAATCGCATCATAATGGGTATCAATATATTCAATAATGTTGTTTTCAATGGCCCATTTGAAGAAATTGAGTTGTCCAATGGTGGTTTCCATGCATTTCTCTTCGTCATACGGTATGGTAATTCGCTCCCATCGACAAAAAGGGTCAAACCGTTTTTTACTATAGGACTTCAATTTCAGTTTGTAATCATTGTATACCTTGAATCGAACTGAAGTTGGAGGATTGTTTGGGGAATTATCCGGTATTAATAATTCATAAACCGTATAGTTTTTCTTTGCGAAATTCGTAACAAACCAGTCAACAATACGTAATGATATTTTGGATTCGCCATTGATAATACGCATCATTTTATGTAGATGATTGCGGTCTTTATAAAATTCCATCAAATTTTTCATAAGAAGATAATTTTGTGTATTTGTATTATTTGTTGTGTACGCAGACATTATACTGATTTGTATCAGTCTTTTGTTTAAACTCTTTTTAGTGACTAATATATATTTTCTGTGGAATCTAGTAATTTGTAAAAAATTGAAGACAATGTATATTCGATAGGCAATCATAACATTTGATTCAATAGCAAATATATTACTTACTCATTACGATGTCCTCTTTTTCCGAAACAACATACAACGGCATTGAATTCCTTGCGAAATATCCCGAAATGGAATCAAAACTATCGGCGATTTGCAAGGCGCCCAAAGTGCAAAAATGGATAGATAGACTTCTGGAAAAAGACGAATTGACGGTGACATCCATTCGTGTAACCGACGTGGATTTCTTTGGTCCCCCCGTTCCAGAACGTGTTGGTTTTGTAAAATGTGTGGTTTCATGTGTCAACAAAATGACAAATGAACCTATTTCGTCGAATATCGTATTGATTCGCGGGGATTCGGTATGTGTCTATATAGTGGTAACTATAAGAGAAACACAAGAAAAATACGTATTATTTGTCGAGCAAATCCGTGTTGCAGGACATGGATATAAAATAGAACTACCTGCGGGGATGTTGGATGACAAAGTGGACGATTCCGAAATTATCGGACCCGTTTTCAAAGAAATCAAAGAAGAGACCGGGTTTGTTCCGAAAAAAAATGAATTGATACAATTGGGTTCCAAAGTGCATTTATCGATAGGATTATTGGATGAAGGAATCACGGGGTATTTATGGGAGACTACGATTGATAAGGCGGAATTTAATTGGATACAAAACAATATATATGGGGAAGATGCGAATGAACAAATAAAACTCCGGTTCAGTCGATTGGATGCGATGGATGAATTTTTGGATAGTATTGGAGATGCCAAGGCCGAATTTTGCCATAGAAGATACTTGGCGCGTTTGCATTCGCGCGATAACCGGTTGTTAATACTAATCGGTATATTATTATTCTATATTGTATATATTGCATACAAATAAAACCATCTATTTTATGATTTTACACCCTTGATTATTTGATTATTTTGACGACGGGTCTGATTATAAACGCGAACCCTATTTACAAGGGTATAGCGTCAATCACACATATTCAAGGTAAAATCGTGGATTGTCTTGAGAAGAGAGAAGAAAAAAATGGGGATTCTATTTCCTGGACCACATCGGGACCTTTTTTTTCATTTGTCCATTCTCTATAATACACCGATTTTGTGGTTGGTTTTTCCATAGAAAGTAAATCGCCCAATGCATTCAACCTCCGTTCCAATGGATTCATTCGCTTTGGATATTTTCTGGACAACTGTTTCCACCGCCATTCGAATTGAAGCGCGGCCGTCCAATCGGGAAATCCACGGACATGGCATACACGTCTCCATTGTTCTCCGCGTACCACTTTTGCGCTGGTGGCACGTGCCCCACCTTTGATTTCCTTGTTATGTTGTCTTAAACGATGGTCTAAATCAATGGTTGCGCCAACATAAGTCGCGCCTGAATCTGACTGCAATAAATATACAAAATATTGTTTTATGGGAGAATCTTGTATATCGTGGTTCATGGATGTATCGGGGTTCATGGATGTATAGATAGATGTATTTATGTATATATAGATAAGTAAATATTGGGGAGAACAATACACAAGGTTCCTAGAATTTTGTTGATAGTGAGTGTATCATGGTTGAAAAGAATTCCATAGAAATAGGCCATCACAATGCCAAAATAAGAAAGAGGTGCGTAAACGGAGGAATCAAGTCGCGATATTGCAAAAAAACGTAAATAATATCCCAACAATCCGATAACAAGATTGCCGACCAAAGAAAGCGATAACATACTGTTGATAGAAATCTGTTTGATTTCTTCTAAAAAGAAAACGGAGAACAAAACGGCTCCTAGGAAATAGGAAATAAATACATGATTCCAGTTGTTTTTTGTTTTTAGATTACGTACAATAAAATAAATAATGGCTTCTGTAAATGCGGCCAAAGTAATCATAAATACTCCTTCGGTTGTGGTGGCTACTTTTTTATGGTCTTTCGTATGTTCTTCTATTATTTTTATTTGTTCTTTTTCGGTTTTGACTGGAGAACCAGAGTCCATCGATTCTTTTGTCGATTTCGATTTTGTATCAATACTACTCGTTGCAAGTAAATATACGCCGACTAAGGACAACAACATAATAGGATGAACTGTTTTACCCGCCATTAATAATAGCATGATGGGATACAAATAAAAGATGGTATAGGAAATACCACTTTCAAGTAATTGAAATCCCCGATAAGAGGTATATACATGAATAAGGGTGACAATGGAAAGAAGCAAACCAGTGGTGGAGAACAGGTTCTCTACTAAATAACTATAATTTACAAATAAAATGGAAATAATGGAATAAGTAAAAAACCGACTCCATAATTGAAGATGCAATGGTATACCAATGTATTTTACAAAAACAGGATATAAACTCAATAGGGATTCCGACAATAATTTACTAAGTATTTCAATAATCATTTTTATATATAGGCATACAATGTTCTCTTGTTTTTGCGAAAGCTTAGAAAAAAGGTTCTTAGAAACAATTTAAACTCTATACGACATATAATATATTCAAATAAAAAATACATCCAATGCATATGTCAAGCCAAATTCGTTTATTTTTATTCGTATTCCTTTTCCAAATCTGGTTATATGGGTTCCTTTCTTATCATTTAACGAATCATCAAATGACCACGATTCATCGTCTCATCAAAGATGACAAACTTAATAGTAGGGAGAGAGACCAAATAAACAAGATATTGTATCGTTCTTATGAAAAATTCGCCGTGGCAAAAGCATATGAATTCAAAAATACGCATGTTTTCAAATGTAAACATATAGATAAAGACGAATTGGTGTTATCGAGTAAAGTAGGTTTGTATAAAGCCATCCAACGTTATAATGGGAATCATTCATTGACTGGGTTTTCGGAGATTTACATAAAAGGGGAATTGTTGAAAACGCTTACGAGTCATTTTTCTATGAGTATTTTACCGAAACGTCTACGCATGAAAAATAAAAAGAATTTTACTAAAGAAGAAATGATACGGTATAAGAACAATTTCCAACCACAATGGATGGATACATTTGATATGGATGGGTTTTCAAGTAACCAACCCACAACTGTCGATAAAATAATTGAAAAGGAGGAGGAGGATAGGTATTATAGAGAAGTATGGGATAGAATTTATCAGTTGAAACCATTTACAAAACGAATTCTTTTTCTCAAATACGATTATTATTTTCATCCAATAAGAAGTAATAAAGATATTGGAGAACTGATGTGTGTATCGGAAGAAATGGTAAGAAAAACGTTAATTATTTTCAACAAAATTAACCATTGGATAACCATCAACTAACCATATTTTAGTTGTTAAGTTTTCATCTATTTCAATATCATTTGAATTAGGTATATTAGTAAATAAGTTATTATTTATAATAAATTCAAAAATAGGTCTATATTCGTGTTTTAAATTACCGTCATTCCTTGATTTATCATTAACTGTAAATAAAAACGTTCGATTATCTAAATGCTTATAATATTGTGTAGTCGGTTGATTCGGAATGATGAAACAAATAATATAAGAAATATTGGGATACTTTTTATCAATTACATTTTGTAATTTTTTATAGTACTTTATTTCATGATGATAATTATCTGTCGATATTGTTCTTAAAAATATACAATTATTTCTTTTTATTTTTTCATCAAACCGAATGATTTTTCTTTTAAAACTTTCGATGACATTTTCATCTAACAAATTATGATTGTAATGATAGAATCTTACGTACTCGCCAACAAAACCTACCCAATTTGGAAACCTATTATCTTTTTTTACCTCTTTTGGGAAATAATTTTCAAAATTATTTTCAATACAATCTATAATTCCTTCAATAGAAGTTCTTACACTATCAAATGGTAATGATGGTTCATTAAATAAATCTAAATCTCTAAGAGCGATTTTTGTTCCACACCAACCACCAATAGAAATAAAATTCATAGATGTCTATATTTATATAAAAATATATAAATATATAAATACGGTCAATAAATTGATTTATATAAGAATATACAAATCAATATTTTATTTATTTTATTTATTATTTACAGGATAAACAAAGCATTTTTGTAAAATATACAAATAAAACGAATTTAATTCGAGTAAGCAACGCCGCACATACCACTCATCACTCTTAGGACGTTGTAGTTCACAGCGTAGACACGAACCTTCGCAGTGGCAGTTCCCGAAACAGTTCCGGCAGAAAGGACAAGTTGGAGAACCGCATTGTCAATTCTGGAGAAGTTGCAGGTGCCCGAAGGTTGGTGCTCCTCAGGTCGCAAAGCGAATGAGTAAACGTTGATACCAGTATCGGGAGCGCGGGTGTGATGTTGGAAAGGTTGAACAACATCGAAGTAAGAGCCTTCACGCTCAGAGAAGCGGTCTTGGCCGTTAAGTTGCAACTTCGCAGTAACGCAAGGGTTCTCACCCCAGCAGTGGAGGTCAAGAGCAGTTTCTCCAAGAACGAAGGTACCCGCATCTGAGACAGAAGAACCAGAAATGGATCCTGCACCAGTTGCCGGATTGAAAGGGTTATATTGATTTACACCGGAAGACCATGTAGCGGTGGATGCAGAAGGAGCTTCGTCAACAGCACCAGCCATCTGGAAAAGACCAGAAGCATTGATGAAACCATTGGCACCGTTGGTCTCTGCCGGTCCACCGAAAGCATGAATTGCCGGAGGAAGAGCATCAATCGCATCGGTATAGTTGAAGGGTTGAGCACCAAGGGTCTTGAAAAGAGTAGTTCCGTCTTGAAGAGAAGAACAGTAATCCACATTGGCATCCGGTTGAACAACCCAGATAAGCTCCTTGCATGGGTGGTTGAAGTTCAACTTAATCTTATTGGAAGAAGAACCAACCGACTCATCACCAGTGAATTGAACCTGTTCAATTAGATACTCATGAGGATTTTGAGCCATCTTGCGGCGCTCATCCGTATCAAGGAAGATATAATCAACGTACAACGAAGCAGCCACAAGGGATTGTTGGTAAGCTTGTGATACAGAGACAGTCGAGTTAGCAGTACTGGAACCCGCAATTGCAAGAGTCTTGACAGCCCATAGACACTCACCAATAGGACGGAAATCAATATTAATCTTGACCTCGTGGTATTGGAGAGCAATCAAAGGAAGAGCAAGTCCAGGATTGCGGCAGAACCAGAAGAGAAGAGGAATATAGAGGGTCGTCTCAGGAAGAGCATTACGAGGAGCGCACACTTGAGCAGGTCCTCCAGCAGCAGCGCAGGGGCCAGAAACCGCGGCGAAGTTCGGGTCAGTGATGTAGGTAAGTTGGGTGGTGTGACCAACCATCTTGTGGTAACCCTTAAGTTGCTCAGATGACATAGTAAGTTGATTCCAGATGTGCATCCAGTCACCGTATTGACGGTCAATGCGTTGGCCACCAATCTCCACCTCAACCTGGGCAATAAGTTGCTCACCGGGGAAGTCCAACCAACGGGCATAAACACCTTCATTACCCGCCGCAGCAGTACTGTTAAGCATCGATTGGTTGATTTCAGGAAGAGTGACTTGGAGATAAGTGCGGTATGCAAGGTCACCATTACGAGAGATAGTGCAGGTCACGCGGCGTCCAAAGTCAGCCTGTCCAGAAAAGGTTTGCTCAATCGATTCCATAGCAAAATTGGTGTGTCTGCGGTAGGATACCTTCCAAAAAGTAATCTCAGGGGTTCCAGTAAGGAAAACATCTTGTGCGCCATAGGCGACTAATTGCATAAGACCACCAGCCATTTTATTTTATATACTAGAAAAAGAAAAAAAAATGGGATTTCGCTAAATAATTCATTGTAATTATAAATTACAACTATGCCTATATATTTGTAATTTATCAGGAATTATATATTATGATATTCATTCTATATAATAACCACATCCTATAATACTCATGAATGATGTTGTAATTATATAATATCGTTTTACGGAATAGACATATTTGTGACGATGAATTTTTCTAAATAACTTTCCATAAATACTTCTTTTCGGTTCTCGTGTTTTTTAGTAAAAATATAGGAGTCGTTGTTTTTTTTCACTGACCATCCTTTTTCCAATGCGTTCATAATAAATGTCATTTTTTGAAGTTTTGGTTTGTCTATTTTTATTTCATGGATGAGATGTAAATCTTTGTATATGACATCAGACATTTCTATGTACTTTTGCAAGATAGGGTTTTAGTCATAAATACGAATATTTACATGGAATAATCATGTAGAGTGAGGCCGTATTCGAAAGATTTTTATCCTTTCCAATAAAAAATATATAAAAGGCCTTTCTAAGATTACTATATAATAGATATAATTAGGAATGAACAATGTGTTATTGAAAAAAAATGTTTCAAAACCATTTTTACATACGAGTACTATTGATGAAAAACATACGGAAATGTTAAATCAGTTTCACGAAATCGAAACAAACACAGTACCATCTCTTATAAAAGAGCGAGAACATTTGAAAGAAGTTTTGAAAACATTGGATGAAACTCAAATTGAAAAACTAATGGATATCAAGGACAATATAAAAAACATCAATTTACAAATACGGATTTTGAAACTTCAGAAAAAAAAGTATTTATTGGATAATTCAAAATATATTTTTCAATATTTTGAAGACAAAAAGAAAATTTCGAGCGGGGACAATAATAAAAATGTGAATAAATTGAATTTCTTTTTTAAAATAAAAGACGCAGTGGATGAACCAGAAAGCAAAGAGTATGAACAATCAAAACAAATACATCAATCTTATTGGAAAAATGTGAAAAATGAAATAACCAATATGCAGGATTTTGTGGTGCCGTCAGATATATGTCAAGCCTGTCATTCAGGCGAACTAATTCCACAAGATGAAGAAGGTATTTTAATTTGCAACAATCAACAATGTGGTAAGTTTATTACTTATATTATCGACAGTTCCAAACCCACCAATAAAGAACCGCCCAATGAGGTTTCTTATACTGCTTATATCCGATTGAATCATTTTAAAGAGATTTTATCGCAGTTTCAAGCGAAAGAAACCACGCAAATACCTGAGGAAGTGATTTTTGCCATACGGAATCGCATCAAAAAAGAGCGGATAAAAGATATAACCATGATTAATTATGACAAGATGCGAGAGATATTACGAAAACTAGGTTTAAACAAATATTTTGAACATATCCAATATATTAATTCTATTTTTGGGATAAAACCGCCAATTATGAATGAAGAACTTCATGAAACATTGTGTGTATTGTTTATTGAAATCCAGAAGCCGTGGGCAGTCCACTGTCCGGCAAATCGAACCAATTTTTTTAATTATACATATACATTGTATCAACTATGTGTATTGTTAGACCAAACGCAGTATTTACCCTATATTCCATTATTAAAAGATAGAACGAAACAATTAGAACAGGATATGATATGGAAGAAAGTATGTGACGATTTAGATTGGGAATTCATACCAACAATATAAGTATTTGATTTTACACCGTTATTTGATATTACAATTTCTCTGTAACATCAAAAAAGAAAAGTATTTGCGTTAAGAGGGAATCGAACCCTCCGCTACTCCTTGGAAGGGAGCAATGTTACCACTACACCATTAACGCTTATAGAATGTTTGAGAACAAATAAATATTATGATAATTTATTAAACAGGGAATTTCACAAGGTTAAATCCTAGACCTAACCCTGCACCTTGGCGGACGGATGAACCCATGGAAGGGATAAATACATCAAGGATGCTAAAAGTAGCCGCGGCAGTTAATGCAATGATGATAATTTCCTCAACATTCAAAGCCTTCTTAGGAACGAGAACGGCAACAATCGCAACTACGAGACCTTCGACTAAATATTTGATGGCTCTTTTAACCAATTCGGCAAAATCAAAAACGTTGCTCATTATATATTATACTAAAACAAAAAAAATGAAATGAAGTGTATAAAAAGTCCTAAATAATATGTATTTATTTGAAAAACGTATATAAATAGAAGTTTCTTAAAAATATATATTTCCTAAAATGTCGTTCGAAAAAAAGACCTTACCAAACGGAGCCCCTAACCCTAAATATGTAGATTTATGTGATGAGGACCAACAAATTGCTGGACAGAAATTTGCGTGTATGTCTTTTATTTCCCCTGAAAAGATATTGAAAAAACGAGAAGTATTTCTTTTTGAACAATTTGTGAAACAATGGGAATTGTCTAAATCTATGAGTAAGTTTGGTGATTTTCTCAATTTCGTAGCCTACAAATACAAACTAGATATTAATAAATTGATTGGCGATTTAAATGAATTTTCGAAAGAGGAGGAATCGAGGTTGAAGGAAAATACGGTGGAAGACGATTATAAGACGTTTCTGGATAAAAATGAAGATAGATTAAATGAGGTATTTAACCGTACACATTCTTTCCAGACTTCGGTACGCGGTCTAAAAGTAAGGGGTGTTTTCCCAAGCCAGGAAGAGGCGGAGTTAAAATGCAAAAGTCTCCGAGAACATGACCCGAATCATGATATATTTGTCGGTCCAGTGGGTGTATGGATTCCTTGGGACCCGGATGCCTATAAGACTGGTAAAATCGAGTTTTTAGAAGAGGAGTTGAATCAACTCCATCAAGAGAAGGTAAAGAATGAGATGAAAGCGAAGTTGGAGTTTGAGCAGAGAATCAAAGAAACCAAAAAAAAGGCAATTGAGGAGAACATAAAAGCGGCTGAAAAGAGCGGCAATGTATTGACACAGACCATGGATGAGGAGGGAAATTTGATTGGTGTTCGCGATACAGTCAATTTCGATGAACGAGAAGCGGCGGAAACGGATACCAGTGAAGTAAGAGAGAAAATGTATAAAGAAGCTGCATTAAGAGCAGAAAAGAAGGCCTAATTACCATTTATTCTTTTTCACGGTAATAGGTGGACCCGCATTTTTCTTTTTTGCTTTTGTTGGGTCATACGCTTCATCTTCGTCGTCGGAACCCATACTTTTGGATGCTTCCCAATATTCTGCTGAGCCTAATTTGAAATCGGGTCGACTTTCCGCCTTATACCAAAAAATCTGGTCATTTAATTTATTTGATTTTGCGTTGTTGTTAATCACTAAACATTCGAAATTCTCGGTGGTCTGGTCCATCACGCTGGAAAATGCTTCCAGAGTTGGAAACATAGATGCATAATTTTCCCAGATGCGTTTGCGATTTGTCATATAAGGTTCTCGAAGTATGAATACATAATCGATATTGGTACGTAAATTGGGGGGAATACCTAATGGATATTGCATGGTAATAATCAACATCACCTTCCAATGTCGACCATTCATAAATAGGAGACGCATCATTTTATCGCGGGTCCAAGATTGGTCATATAAACAATCATCTAATATGACGAACGCGCGGGGGTCGATGGTTGTTTTTTTATAATTTTCGATTTCTTTATTCATTGTTTTTAACACTATTTTTTGACGACGGAGAATGTTCTCAATCAATACGGTATTGTATTCTTCGTGAATAAAAACTTTTGGGACATGAGAAGCATAAAATCCGTTTCCTGCTTCTGTTCCCGAAATCACCGTTCCGATGGGAACATCTTGATGATGGTATAATAAATCTCTTACCAAATACGATTTACCGGTATCACGTCTTCCAATCATAACAATCACAGGGCCTTTATTTTCATTGGGTTTGAAAGTAATGGTTCGCATATCAAATTTTTTTAATTCTAGAGACATTACTAAACGTTCTCTACTTATAGTTATAATAATAAAATAAAAAAATGTTGCAAACGTATTTCCATTGTTCTCGATTGTATTTTTTGTATTCTACTTTTTCTCCTCCTTTTCTCCTTGTTCTCATTCTTGTAATTTGTATATTATTCATTACAAGAATCCTGATTTTTATGAAAGACAAAAGACAAATAAAAAACAAAATACATAAAAAATAGAATACAATGGAGAACCTAGGTTCTCGAACATAGAAAAAGAATACTGTAAAAACAAGTGAAATATCAAATAAACAAAATGATTTTAGGAAAACTGAGTGATATAATAGAAAACGTTCAAACTCGAAATAATATATAAGTTTTGATAAATATAGGCATATAGTCATATGAGCATGTCAAGTGAAGTTCCTAAATTTTCAGTAAACGCACAGAGAACCAAATTGTTTGATATTCAAAAACTATCGAATCAGTATATCAAAACAGAACAGGATATTCAACATGAGTATAATCCATTTTGTATGAAATCTCTACAAAAATACAATCCTATTTATTCTATTTTTTTCGATATAGAGGCAGACAGTGAGAACACAATATCCTTGAATCAAAAATATGAATTTATCGATATGAATACTGTATTGGATATATCCGAAGAAAAGGTTCTCGAGAAACCGGTCTTTATCAAGTTCTCACCTTTGTTGGACCCGATTCGATATATGATTGGAAAATATGATATTCATGATGATAGTATACGGACTCTTCCCGCCTACGGCGGGAATGCTTTTCCTAAGTTGGAGAACAAACACAATGCATCGTATGTCGATTGTTTTTTCAGTTATTTGAGTAGTCAACTTTTGAATAAACATGGATTTTTGAATTCCATTGATTTCTATGGCTCCTATTTGGCAGTCCAAGAAAAATATAAAATGAATGTGATAGATGATATAGAGTATTTGAATAGTTCTCCATTTTTTATTTCACATATTGGAAAACTATTTTCGGTGACGGAATCCAATGAGGCACTTTTTTCGAATTATGGTTCTCGAAGGAACAAAAACAAACTGCATATTAAAAGTGAAAAATTAAATATTTCTATAGAAAATTTGGAGGAACAATGTGAAGCCAAAACGGAGGTAGGAGGAGGAGGAGAGAATCAATTGGAAGAAGGAGAACATGAATTAGTATATGAAAAAAATGCATCGGAAAAAATGAAAGAATCTTCCTCTTCTTTATCTTCACATTCTACCGCAAATACATCCAATAATAGCGAAACCAATTATAGTACTGAAGACGAAGAGGAGGGAGAAGAAGAAGACGATGATGAGAACAGAAGTGAAGACGACAACGAGAACGAAAATGAGGGAAGCGAGGAGGAAGACGAAGAGGAGGAAGAGGAAGATGAAGACGAAGATGAGGAAGACGAAGAGAATGAAAGTGAAGTATATTGTTATATCAATGATTTCCCGGTTCAAATGATTTGCCAGGAAAGATGCACCGGAACCATTGACGATTTATTTGAAAAAGGAGAAATTAATAAATCCCAAGGCGCAAGTGCATTGTTCCAGATTATTATGACATTGATTACCTATCAAAAAGCATTTCATTTTACACATAACGATTTACATACAAACAATATCATGTATACGACGACAAAACATGCATTTTTATATTATGAATTCCAAGGTAAAAAATACAAAGTCCCTACCTATGGACGCATTTATAAAATAATTGATTTCGGAAGAGGAATTTACAAATTCAATGGAAATGTGTTTTGCAGTGATAGTTTCGCAGTGGGCGGAGACGGCTATACACAATACAATTTCGAGCCATTTTTTAATGAAAGTAAACCGCGACTTGAACCGAATTATAGTTTTGATTTATGTCGGTTAGGTTGCTCTATTTATGATTTTATTATTGATAATGAAGATAGTCTTCATGATTTGGATGAATTCCAGAGAACCATTTATCGATGGTGTTTAGATGACAATGGAAAGAATGTATTATATAAAAAAAATGGCAATGAAAGATATCCCGGATTTAAACTGTATAAGATGATAGCGAGAAGCGTCCATAATCACTTGCCCGAAAAACAATTAGAATATCCGTTTTTTAATCAATATGAAGTATCTGAAAAAGTATGGAAAAAAATAAATGGAAAAGAAAAACATTTAGTGATGTGTATCGACAAAATACCTTGCTATGTAAATAATTCGTTATAATGAATAATTAAATATTTAGGTATTTATTATTAGACAGACGACATGGAAAAGATTTTCATTATATCTATCGCGGTTACTTTACTCTTTTGTGTAGCGAAATTCATAGAAATGAAATTCATTCATGATGAATTAAAACCGCTCAAGGAGGTTGTCCGTGATGCAATCATTGTTATGATGTGTACCATTGCGGCGACTACAGTTGTTTTCAATATGGATAGTAGTATTTTTGAGTTTTTTAATGTGGTTACGGAGAACAAAACCATCAATCCCTCCAATACAGAAATCTTTACAGATACTCCTGGATTTTAGACCTTTTCTAATATGAAATACGAATTTATTTATAGAATAATTGTATAATGATACCATTTATCGTAGCCATATTAGCACCTATCGTAAATTCCATACAAATGTTTCCTCAATTATGGAAGACATATACAACAAAAAATGTAAAAGACTTATCATTGTTCTCTTTATTACTTATTCTCATGACGAATTTGCTATGGTTGCTACATGGATATTTCATAACGGATATTTCACTCATTGCGGCAGGGATAGTTAGCATGTCAATCAATGTATCGCTATTCGCGTTGTATTTTCTTTATAGAAAAAATCGGCGTTTGAAATAAGAAAACCCAAATAAATAATATTGTTTTGTTGAAACCATATTATTTTTCGCGTACATTATAACTGTATAAATCGTCCCATATTATCCTTTTTCTCTTTTTTTACTGAGAGGTTTCCTATTTGTTCTACGATTTGTATTCTTCTTTTTTGTAAATATTCTCTGTTTTTTCCCTCCTTTATTTTCTGGTGAACGAAGCGCCATGTATTGATTGATATATTCATAAATACATTTTTTATAATCTGGTATAATGGCAACAGAAGAACCATACTCTGTACAGAAGTCTGATTTAAGTTTTTGAATTGCACTTTGGAAATCAATAGAATCATCTCGTTTTATTTTATTGAATCCTAGAAAACATATCTCAAGAATTCGGTCAATACCATAGTCAATGGACATATTATTTTCATTATATGTTTTATATGGGTTGGCTAATAAATAACATAAAGCATTGAACTGTTCTCTTTCTATTTTAGCAGTATCTTGTGGAACATATACATTATCCGAATTATAGGAAGAATTTATGTACATGGTATATGGATAATATTTTTCAATAAATATTGTAAAAAAATGCTTCTTTCTATAAAAATTTTTATCATCGATCATACGTGATATTATAACCATAGGCAATACGTAATAGGAGGAGTCTACATTGATTCCCGATTCAACGCGACTATATGCTAGTAGTGTATCTACCGAGTTATATAGTGGCATATGAATTAATTTATTAAATTGTGCTATAGGTATTTTCTCACTGAAAACAACATCATGAATAAATTGTCTTAAACTATTATTTGGATATATATTGTATTGAAGACCATGATGAATATAGGCAAGTATTTCTCGTAACGTATTTGCTAAGTTAGGTAACTTAGGTAAATTACCGATTAAGGAAAAAGGTGTATCGTTTAAATAGTCTATTAAATAGTCTATTTTTCTTTCATAAACAACTCCAACAAGAAAATCAAATTGCCATTCTACAGAACTCGAAGTAGAGTTTATATTTGTATTTCTTGTAGATACAGTGGCGATTCGTGAACTTATGAAAGGATAAAGTGGTTTTTCAGTAAATGAACTATCTGAATAACCATCTTCAATAGCATATCTAGTCAATGATTTATATGGTTCAGCTAATTTGAATGGTTCAACTGAATTGGATTCATTGGATAATTTAACTAAATTGGATTCATTGAATGATTTGGATGATTTGGATGATTTGGATGATTTGGATGATTTGGATGATTTGGATGATTTGGTTGGTTTGGTTGGTTTGGACTTATTGGATGATTTGGATGATTTGGTTGGTTTGGTTGGTTTGGACTTATTGGATGATTTGGACTTATTGGATGGTTTGGTTCGTTTGGTTGGTTTGGATTTATTGGGTGGTTTGGGTGGGTTGGATGATTCAAATGATTCGGATTCATTGGATGAACTAGAACGCGTGGATGATGTGGATTGTTTGGGTGGATTGGATGATTCAACTGATTCGGATTCACTGGATGGGCTAGAACGCGTGGATGACGTGGATTGTTCGACAAAGTCAGATGACATTTATAATATTCAATTATATAATATAATATAATATACCTGATATTCAACTCGAAACAATTATAACTCTTCGAAATCGATAAAAGGGTCTTCCGAAGAAACCGCGTTTCCTGCAGTATCTATATCCAATACATCGAATCCAGATAAATCGACGGTATCCATAATTTTAATATTGCCATTGTCTTCGTCATCACTGTCTTCCTCCATCTTACGGCGAATCGCCCTCTCCATGCTTATTTTCTCCAACTGTTCAATGGTTTTTGGAGCATTTACCTCCTGCAATTGGTTCGTTTCATCCAATATAGAATCCGTATCATTAAACGTAAGACGAGTAATCACTGGTGAATTATCAATGTTTTTAATTGCGGGAACCACTTCGGGGATATTGTCTTCTTTGTTGGGTGGTATATCGAAAATATCGGATTCGTTATCACTTTCTTCCACATTGGTGGCGGAATCTGGATTGGTCGACGCATTTTTCAATACCGGATTCTCCACGTTCTCAATTGTGACCTCCTCTTCTTGTTCCACACTTTCGTCCAAATAAGCGCGAATGATGGATTCGGTGGGAATACTATCGCGGATAGCAATCAATATACACTCTTGTACAATGACTTCCAATTCACGATTGTTTTTTTGGATTTGCAAGGGAGAAATGTTCTTTTCAAACAAATATACATTCA